GGTAATGGCCATGACAGAGAAGAGGCTTTGAAGCGGGCAAGAACCTCAAAAACGGTTGAGGCGCTGATGTGTAACGTCAGTCCGATACAACGGTTAGTCAGCTTCTTGTCGAACTTGAGCTGAAGGATCTTAAAACAGGTTTCCATAGTGCTCCTGGATTTTCTCTTTCTGGACATTGACGTCTCCACTGGTTTAAACACGGCAATGGAGACTGTGGTGAAAAGAGTTAATTCCCGGAGTGACTGGCAGGATGCCAATCAATGATCGGAAGCATGCCAAATCGTGATCGATTGTGATGCCAAACTGTGATCGGAGATGAATGCCAAATCATGATCGATTCGAATGCCAAACTGCGATCGATTCAGATGCCATTTTGCATGCCAGCGATGCCAGTGCAATTTTAAATGCGGTAAGTATGTTGTTAACCACACCTATTTCGAATGCTATTTCACTACATACAAACGATTTATCGTCTATTATCGACTCAATTCCGGTAATCGTGTTCTGTAACCATTCTTTGGTAATAGTATTCATAACTATTTCACCTTAATCTCAACATTTCGCAGCTTTAGCTCTACTGGCAGGTCTGACTTTCCGGTTAATGCTAATGCGAGATTTTCTGGAGTAATGAGAGCAGTTATTGTTTTCCCCCTCGCCAGACGAATAATCATTCGTATTTCGCGATCGTCACATGCTCCCGGTCGAACAATTGATATTTGTCCGTTCATCTCACTCTCCTTTGATGCCAATGTTTACAGCCTTGCAAGCCTCTTTGAGTACCCAGTCAACAGCGTCTTTCCATGCTCCGGTTTCGACTGGCGGATTTTCACGCTTAACCTGTTCATAGAAGCGCACTGCTTTAACCAGTCCTTCCGGTACTACTGGCGATGGCTGTTTAGCTTCTAAATCAGCAATTCTGTCAACCACGGCATCGACGGCATCTGAAAAACTGAAACAGTTACTCCACTCCGGCCTATCCCCGGTTGCTGCAAAATACATATCAGATAAAGCAGACTCAGCATTGTCACGCTCATTGATGAGTTGCTCTTCGCTTTCCTCCAGCTCTGCAATGCGTTTGCTTTGGGCTTCTCGTTCATCCAACAGCGCCTGCGCTACTTCAGGGTTGAAAGCTGCGATATAACGAGCGTTGTTCTCTGCGTTTTTCTGTTCGTCGAATCCTGGCCAGTCGACAATATCTCCGTGATGATTATCACCTGGTGTGTGCACGGCGTACGTGCCGTATTTGCCCGGCGAAATAAATGCGACCCATTCGCCTTGTGTTGCCTGTTTTGCTATCTCGCGCAGCGCCTGATAGTTAATTTTGCTCACTGGCCGCCTCCTTTGCGAATCTGTTCCGCCCATTCTTCAAGGGATTTCTCTGCATATTCACCGGACAGGCCATCAATTGGATGCGACTCATTAGCTAACTCTTCTTTCGCTGACAGAATCATGCGTGTAACATCGAAAACTTCAGCCAAAGGCTTATTGATAAATCCGTGATTGAAAGCAGCAGCAAGACGGCTTGCGGTATAGTTAATACCCTCGTTGCGAGCCTCAGCACGTACTTCATCGAATTTACGCACCAGATACTCAGCATTTGTTTCATTCACTTTTAGATCTCGTGGTACACATTTCCCGCGAAGAAACCCTTCCATTTCGAAAACATTCATGCGCATTTGCGTAACTCCGATAACTCGTTAAAACGTTCCATAAACATCCCGTAGGCATGGCCTGGTGACAGTGGAATAACTTTGAACATCTCTGTTGCCGGGATGCCTTCCAGTACAGGCCAGAAAGAGCCATCATCAAGCCCGAGATCGCGGCGTTCGGTTGCCAGCATAATGAGATCGGCATATTTCACTGGCGTGCTCATAACAGGAGGTAACCCGTATTTCTCACGGATTACGGCGTCTATCTTTTCTTCCATCTGTTTATAGTCAGGAAGAAGGCGTTTCAGTGGAGCGGGGATGTCCTGGCAATACGCTTCTGTTGCATCATGCATTAACGCTTCAAAAGCAAATTCCTGCGGTACCAGCTGGCTGCAAAGAACCGCATGTTGGGCGACGCTGTAGAAGTGCGAAAGATGACCGGCAAAGCGACAGATATTTGAAAGGGAAACCGCGATATCGTTAATATCGATGTCGTCTTTATTTATCCTGTCATAATAAAAATGCTTACCGGAAAAAGTTTTAATAAATGACATTTTGTTCTCCACGTATATGCGCTGCACCGCGCTGAATTCTGGTAAAAGGAAGCCCTCACTATCCGGCGATTATTGAGTTAATTACGTTTCCATAAATGCCCCCGCAGGGGCATTTGCAGTAATGAAATCAGGCGGTGAAAGTACCAATAAAGGTTTCTACTTTGCTGTCTTTGAATTTCTCAACAAGCAGATCACGAAATTCGTTAGCCATTTCTTCCTGCACTGCTTCCAGCTGAATAATGCGCAGAACCAGTACAGGACGATCGCCAGTGATAATGCTGAGGCGTAATTTAAATGGACGTTCTTTCAGACCTTCAAACGGAACACATTTAAATTCAAATGCCACTGGCATAATATCTTTGGTCTTCGCTTCGACAGACTCCATCAGGGAGCGTTTGCCGCTGAAGTCATTATCTTCAAAATCAGCGGTCTGGTTTGCTTCAATCGTGATTTTACGGACAGCCGCAGCCGCTTTTGTTGCCTGAATAGCGTCACCATTAGCATCAAAGCCCACAAGGTAGTCGGCCCAGTCTTCAATCCATTCTGCCAGTGACTTCTGGGAGTTACGCTCGCCGTTAACAGACAACAGGGCAGAGAACGGTGCTGTCTTTTTCAGTTTGAGAGTGGCGGTGTTATCTGCGTGACCTGGTTCATCGATAGTACCCAGGTTAAGCACACTGACTGCTCGCATATTATCGGCATCGATAAAGCAGCGGGTGCCTTCATCTGCAAGATCTTTAGAATAACGGGTAAAGTCATCTATGCTGGCAGTGGAAAGTGCACCACGGAAACGGAAGCGATTTAAATTAAATTTTTCCAGATCATGAATGCGGAAATTCTCAGGCAATGCCACAGCATCGGCACCAATCTTACTGATAATTTCATTAACACCCTGAGCAGAAATAAGGGCATGGATTTGATTAATTGCGGTTGCGTCTAAGTTCTGAGACATAATAAGTCCTCACTATATAAAGATATTCAGTGATGAGATAAATAATCAGTTTATTAAGAACGATATTAACGACCTGCTGCGCGGAGTTTTCCGTCAGGCTCACCGGCAAGAGTCAGTAATTGTCCTTGGTCTTCCTGCAGAATAGTCAGGCGACCACCGCGATTGACATACATCGGCGTTTCGGTGGTGTCTTCTTCGGAAATTTTCCCGCGGTTAGTCGGGCGAACATATGAGAGTTTGTGTTTGATTTTCACACGGTTCTCATCAAACGGTTCGATTTCCAGGTTGAGTGAGACCTTACCTTTGGTTTTCGTGTTCATCACACCGGAAGCGACTTCACTGAGAACTGCGCCGATTTTGGTTTCAAATACGCCGCCGTCCAGCTCCCCGATAAATGCCTGCACATCAGTACTGCGTTCGCTAGCCATTTTGCTGCTCCTCATCATATCGACCCTGCAAAGTCGGTTGGTTTCTCCACAAAACAGAGAAGAACACCTGCGGTGGCAGCCGCCCGGGTGGATTGGGTTATGAGCCCGTCGTCCGGTGATGCTCTTCTCTGTTTTGTAAAAAGAGCGGTACCAGCCGGAAGCAAGTGTACAAACTGGTACCGCCAAAGCAGTGGCTGTTGTGGTGGGGGTGTCACTCAGGCGTATGGTCAACCTGACAATCCGGTGTCCTCAACGGGGAAAGAGTAACCCCGCCATACTTACCGCCGCGCCATTTCGCGGATTACCACAACGCTGAGAGCACTTAGCCAGTTACGGCACCACACTTTGTCGCGGCTCCATAAATGCCCTCATCGTTGCACCCTGGTCTCTTCCCAGGCGTCAAACCGAATCGCCACGCTGGTTAGGCGTCTTATCAGCATCATCATTGACTTGCACATTCCGGCTACCTGGTTTGTTTGCCCGAGCAAGGAGTGGATTGTCCCCTTTAACGTCCCCAGACCGCTAACGACGCATGTGCCATACGCCGTGTTACAACCAAATTTTGTTAGTACCTTGTTTGTAGGTCTGGAAAGAAAGATAAAATGAAGTTGCGCATTATGCAAGTGTTTTTATTGCGAGATATGCAATTTGATGGGTAATGAAAAGCCACCTTCTGGTGGCTAATTGATGTTGAGGTAGGGGGTTAATTGTGTCGCTTAAGGGTTTGTGACTGACTGATTAAGACCTTTCCAAAGACCATAAACCGGTGTTCGTTTTCGCTGGTAATTCCCCATTCGCGGTAAATCTGATTATCAGAAATTACCAGCAGTTTATCAGGTATCATTTGCAGTCGTTTGACGTAAATTTTATCATCAAAACCAAATACATATATACCATCCCCATCAAACTGATTGATACTGATATCAACGAAGATGAGATCTCCTGGCTCAATGGTTGGACACATACTGTCCCCACGAACGTTGATAACTTTAATGTGATTTGCTGGTCGTCCACCAAACATCGATACAGCATTATCAGTTCTGTATTCAATGGCATGAATCACATCAATGACATCACCGCCCTGGATAAGGCCATTTCCCGCACTGGCACTGACATCCAGCATTTCAATACGGAATACATCCTTCACCTGCGCAACATCCTCACTAATACTGTTTTTACATACAGTATTACTTTTGAGGTCTGAGGTAAAGAGATCAGCAATATCAACACCTAAGCTCCTGGCAATATTACTCAGGGCTTGTTCAGTGAATTGTTTCTGCTTACCTGTTTCGAGGCGCGAGATATTCGCCGCATCCACTCCTATTGCTTCAGCGAGATCGGCGATTTTCATGTTCTTCGCCTGGCGAAGTTGTCTGACTCGATTTCCTATGTTCATGCGTTTATTACATTTCTTTATTGCGCGTTAAGCAAATCAACTTGCGCAAAATATTTGCGTGAAATAATATGCTCATCACGCAATATGTGGAGGTTATATGCAATCACCATTACGGAATGTGCGTAAGGCGCACGGATTTACTTTGCAGCATGTTGCTGCGGGCGTTCAGGTCAATCCAGCGACGCTGAGTCGTATTGAAAGACTGGAACAAATTCCATCTATCGATCTTGCAGAACGTCTGGCCAATTTTTTTAAGGGTGAAATCAGCGAAATGCAGATTCTTTATCCGGCACGTTTTCAATCTAGCCAAAACCAGAATGGGTTTAAACCACAGGAACAGGAGGTAAGCCGTGGGTAAGCATCACTGGAAAGTGGAAAAACAACCTGAGTGGCACGTGAAAGCTGTCAGAAAAACTATCGCGGCATTGCCTGGGGGTTACGCTGAAGCTGCTGAGTGGCTGGATGTAACAGAGAACGCTTTATTCAACCGCCTTCGTGCAGATGGCGATCAGATTTTCCCGCTGGGATGGGCAATGATTTTACAGCGCGCGGCTGGCACTCACTACATTGCGGATGCTGTCGCACAGTCTGCTGGTGGGGTGTTTGTATCGCTTCCTGAAATTGAGGAAGTAGAGAACGCCGATATAAACCAGCGCCTGCTGGAAGTCATCGAACAGATCGGGAGTTACTCAAAGCAGATTCGTTCGGCAATCGAAGATGGGGTAGTGGAGCCACACGAGCAGACAGCAATTAATGATGAGTTGTATCTGTCAATTTCGAAGCTCCAGGAGCATGCAGCACTGGTCTACAAAATCTTTTGCGCTCCAGAAAAGAGTGACGCCCGCGAGTGTGCAGCTCCGGGCGTCGTGGCGTTTTGTGTCTGTGGAGAAACTAACGCATGAACAGTTTAACGGCAAATAACCGTTTGTCGCAACAGCTGGTGGTCAGTGTCGCTGAACACCTGTTGTTACGGCATGAATGCAGATTACCAAATCACCTGGCTGTAAGTAACCACAGAGAACTTTACCTGACTGTGGGGGGCGAGTTGTGCAGGAACTTAACCGCTGGTTTCGTGATGGAAGAGGGCTTTATGTCCATGTTATTCGTTGGGAGCCAGAAACTCAGCGCGTTATCTATCTTCGCAAAGACTACCCGCATGAGTGCTTTAGTCCTTTGTGGAAATTCAGGCGTGATTTTGTTGAGTGTGAAGGACCACCAGCACATTGATTCTGCCATTCCGGGACGTTACACTGTTCAGGCACCTTATAAAGCGGGTGCCGGGATTGGCGTCCTGAAATTGATTACTGAGCATAACCGCGCTCATGCGGTTTTTTCGTGTCATGAGCATTGCTACGCCCAAATTATGGTGGGGCGTACAGGGCCGACTTCGGTCGGGCCGGGTTCGGTAGTCTCCGGTAACGCCAACCCTGTACGTCTCACCACCTCTGTGATTGGCGTCCCATGTGGTGAGTTTTCTAAAAAACTGACTACCGGGGCTGTCACTATGACTACTCTCCCAACCCTCTCTCAACCTGAAATTGCCATCGTTGATGGTCAGGCTGTTACATCTTCTTTGGCTGTTGCTGACTTCTTCTCTAAACGTCATGACGATGTTCTGAAAAAGATTCGCATTTTGGATTGTTCTCCAGAGTTTTGTGCCCGCAATTTTGCGGAGACATCAATTTTGGTACGCCAGCCCAACGGCGGTACTCGCAAACTACCTTGCTATCAAATAACCCGCGATGGCTTTGCGTTTCTTGCTATGGGTTTCACGGGTAAACGTGCTGCCCAGTTCAAAGAGGCATACATCAATGCCTTTAACCAGATGGAGAAACAGCTTTCAAAGCCCGCTGTACCGAGCGACGTTGCACATAACGCCAGTGTTCTCTATTCCTACATTTCATCAATTCATCAGGTCTGGTTGCAGCAGCTTTATCCCATGCTGGAAAAAGCTGAATCACCTCTGGCTGTAAGTCTGTATGACCGAATTAACGATGCGGCATTTCTTGCCCGTCTTATTCATTCGTCGCTGAACTCTTCAGAGGTAAGGGGGCGCAAATGATCCGGAATATTTTCAAACGATTTACCAATCAGACTTTCCGTTGTCCTCGCCCCGGTCAGTGGTACACCACGCCTGCAGGGCATGTTCTACGTGTTAGCCTGGTGGACCGTGAATGTCAGAAGGTGATTTGTGAACCGCTGGGTCGTAATTACCGCGTCAGTATGCCGCTTATAGCCTTTCGCTCCGGAAAAAACATGAAGCATCTCGGAGGTGCGGCATGAGCCTGTTAATGACATCCCAGCCCATTGTGATAAATCGTGATCTTGCATGTCGTATTGGTCTGAATGAGGCAATTGTGTTGCAGCAGCTTCATTACTGGCTGAATGAAACGAATTCAGGCACTGAGCATGGCGGAATTCGCTGGGTTTATAACACGACAGAACAGTGGCTGGAGCAGTTTCCGTTCTGGTCAGAGTCCACTCTGAAACGCACATTTGCAAGCCTGAAATCACTTGGGGTTTTGCGTCGCGAGCAACTCAATAAATCGAAGCGTGACATGACCAACTTCTACACGATCAACTATGAAAGTGAGCTTTTAGAAGAGGTCAAAGTGAACGAATCCATCAGGTCAAAATGCACTTCTCCATCGGGTCAAAGTGACCTGATGGATGGGCGCAAAATGACACGATCCATTGGTTCAAAACGACACGCTGTCATCGGGTCAAAATGGCCCAATGATCTTACAGAGAATACAACAGAGATTACTACAGAGAATAAAACCTCTTCTCGTCCGGACGCTTCGCAACCGGACACGCAAACGGCTGAACAGGAGTTTTTAACTCGCCATCCTGATGCGGTTGTATTCAGCCCTAAAAAGCGCCAGTGGGGAACGCAGGATGATTTGACCTGCGCACAGTGGCTCTGGAAAAAAATCATCGCCCTGTACGAGCAGGCCGCCGAATGTGACGGCGAGGTGGTTCGTCCCAAAGAACCGAACTGGACAGCATGGGCAAACGAAATTCGCCTGATGTGTGTGCAGGATGGTCGTACTCACAAACAAATCTGCGAGATGTACAGCCGCGTCAGCCGTGATCCGTTCTGGTGCCGTAACGTGCTCAGCCCGTCGAAGTTGCGGGAAAAATGGGATGAGCTTTCCCTGCGCTTATCGCCGTCCGTCAGCACGCACACAGAAAAACGTGAAGACCCGTACTTCAAAGCCAGTTACGACAACGTGGACTACAGCCAGATCCCGGTAGGATTCAGGGGGTGATCATGAGTCTTTTGAATGAAGTTCAGAAATTCATTGAAGCCCATCCGGGGTGTACTTCCGGAGACATTGCGGATGCTTTTGCTGGTTACTCACGGCAGCGCGTTCTGCAGTCAGCAAGCAAGTTACGTCAGAGTGGGCGTGTGGCTCACCGTTGTGAAGGAGATACACGCAGACATTTCCCACGCCTGACTGAGAGAGCGCAGGAGCCGGAACCACAACCAGTTCGTGAAACCAGACCTGTGCGCAATTTCTATGTCGGCACTAACGATCCCCGGGTGATTTTGTGCCTGACCCGCCAGGCTGAAGAACTGGAGTCAAGGGGCTTATACCGTCGTGCTGCAACCGTGTGGATGGCGGCATTCCGTGAAAGCCACTCCCAGCCAGAACGAAACAATTTTCTGGCGCGTCGTGAGCGGTGCTTACGGAAAAGCAGCAAGCGAGCTGTATCGGGTGATGAGTGGTATCTGTCAGGGAATTACGTGGGGGCTTAATGAGTAATAAATATTGCCAGGAGCTGGTGGAACTGCGGAACAAACCAGCCCATGAACTGAAGGAAGTGGGTGATCAGTGGTGCACGCCGGACAACATTTTCTGGGGAATTAACACCCTGTTTGGCCCGTTTGTTCTGGATCTGTTCACTGACGGTGATAACGCCAAATGTGCCGCGTATTACACGGCGGAAGACAACGCGCTGGCGCATGACTGGTCAGAACGCCTTGCGGGGCTTAAAGGTGCTGCCTTTGGTAATCCTCCATACAGCCGCGCCAGTCAACATGATGGGCAATACATCACCGGCATGCGTTACATCATGAAACATGCCAGTGCCATGCGTGATAAGGGCGGGCGCTATGTTTTCCTGATCAAAGCTGCCACCAGCGAAGTGTGGTGGCCGGAATATGCAGATCATATTGCTTTTATTCGTGGGCGTATTGGTTTTGAACTGCCTGTCTGGTTTATCCCGAAAGACGAGAAGCAGGTACCGACAGGAGCTTTTTTCGCTGGTGCTATTGCTGTTTTTGACAAGACCTGGAAGGGACCGGCAATCAGCTACATCGGGCGCGATGAACTTGAGGCATGTGGTGAGGCGTTTCTGGCGCAGGTTCGCCAGCAGGCGGAAAAACTGGTCAGGGAGATGGCGGCATGACGACGTTAACTCAATGCCAGCAGCAGGTGCTGGATATGCTGATTTCTTATCAGAAAGAACGTGGCTTCCCGCCAACCAATCAGGAGGTGGCAACCATGCTGGGATACCGTTCAGTGAATACAGCGGTGGAGCATCTTCGCGCACTGGAGAAAAAAGGCGTCATCACGATAAAGCGTGGCGTGGCCCGGGGGATCACGCTTCATACCGCGGTGAAGGACGACGACAGCGAGGCGGTCGGGATTATCCGCGCACTGCTTGCCGGTGAGGAAAACGCCAGGCTGCGTGCAGCCTACTGGTTACATGAGAGGGGCCTGAAAGTATGAAGCTGATTCTGCCTTTTCCGCCCAGCGTGAACACGTACTGGCGACACCCCAACAAAGGGGCGTTTGCAGGTAAGAGCCTGATAAGCGCGGCGGGGCGCAAATTCCAGAGCGCGGCGTGTGCAGCAATAGTTGAGCAGTTACGTCGTCTGCCAAAACCAACGTCGGCACCTGCTTCAGTGGAGATCGTGTTGTTTCCTCCGGATAACCGGATCCGCGATCTGGACAACTATAACAAGGCGCTGTTTGACGCCCTGACCCACGCGGGTGTGTGGGAAGACGACAGCCAGGTGAAAAGAATGCTGGTGGAGTGGGGACCGGTTATCCCGGAAGGGAAGGTCGAGATCACTATCAGTAAGTACGAGAAAACGGCGGGTGCAGCCGCCTGATCAAGAGGAGAAACGAAGTATGAATAATCTGATGGTCATTGATGGTATTGAAGTTCGTCGTGATGCTTATGGGCGTTACAGCCTGAACGATCTGCATAGGGCTGCTGGTTCTCTGGATAAGCATAAGCCTGCATTCTGGCTCCGCAATGAGCAAACTGAGCGTTTAATAAGCGAGTTGCAGATTTGCAACTCGGTCAATATAGAGCCAGTTAACGTTATTCGTGGCGGAAATAACCAGGGGACGTATGTCTGCAAAGAACTGGTGTATGCCTATGCAATGTGGATCAGCCCGTCATTCCATCTGAAGGTGATCCGTACTTTCGACATGGTAACCAGCGCACCGGAAAAATTATCCGGACAGGCTGCTGACAAGATGCAGGCTGGCGTGATCCTGCTGGACTTTATGCGCCGGGAATTAAATCTGTCTAACTCATCAGTGCTTGGAGCCTGTCAGAAGCTTCAGGAGGCTGTTGGCTTACCGAATCTGGCACCGCGCTATGCCATTGATGCTCCTGCTGACGCGCCTGATGGCTCAAGTCGCCCCACGCTGTCGCTGAGTGCACTGCTGAAGCAGTATGGTATCCGCCTGACGGCTAATCAGGCATATCACCAGATGGTGAAGCTGGGGATCGTTGAACAACGCGAACGATACAGCCGTACCGCGATTAACAACATCAAAAAATTCTGGTCGCTGACCGCGAAAGGCTGCATGTTCGGCAAGAACATCACCAGTCCTGCAAATCCGCGCGAGACGCAGCCGCATTTCTTCGAATCCCGATTTCCTGAGCTGTTAAAGCTGCTCGATACCGTTCATTGAGGTGACTGTGAGAGCACTACTGACCCCTGAAATTGCCCCGCGTATGGGGATCGTATTGTTCAGGCCAGGTTCAGAGCTGATGCCCCTGTTTATGCAGGGGCGTGTCCTGCTGGAGCCTGAGCCGGAGCGTTATTCATCTTTCGCCAGTGGTGCCGTTCCGGCGGCATCACAACCGCTGGCGGATGATCCTGCCGTTCGGGCCGTGTTCCGCAATGAGGCAGTGATCCGTCGTGCTGGTGGTGTGGAATGTCTTGAAAGCTGGTTACTTCGTGAAAAGGGCTGTCAGTGGCCTCATTCCGGCTGGCACAGCGAGAACATGACAACAATGCGACACGCGCCGGGCGCAATCCGTCTGTGCTGGCACTGCGATAACCAGTTGCGCGATCAGTTCACGGAACGGCTGGAATCAATGGCAACGGATAACTGTGCCCGCTGGGTGTTGTCTGTTGTGCGTCGGGATCTCGGTTTTGATGACAGTCACGTTGTGACAATGCCTGAACTGTGCTGGTGGCTGATTCGTAATGATCTGGCGGATGCCTTACCGGAAAGTGCAGCCCGTAAGGCACTGAGATTACCGAAGCCTGTTGTGCCGTCTGTCACCCGGGAAAGTGATCTTGTGCCTTCGGTTCCTGCCACCAGCATCATCCAGGATAAAGCGAAAAAGGTGCTGGCGCTGAAAGTGGATCCGGAGTCGCCGGAGTCTTTTATGTTACGCCCAAAACGTCGCCGCTGGGTTAATGAAAAGTACACGCGCTGGGTTAAGACGCAGCCGTGCGCATGTTGCGGAAAGCCTGCTGATGATGCCCACCACCTGATTGGTCATGGTCAGGGTGGAATGGGTACAAAAGCGCATGACCTTTTTGTGTTGCCTTTGTGCAGAAAACACCATGACGAACTGCATGCGGATACCGTGGCATTTGAAGAGAAGTATGGTTCCCAACTGGAGCTGATATTTCGTTTTATCGATCGCGCGCTGGCGATTGGTGTGCTGTCCTGATTTTGTGGAGAAAGTTGATGCGTGATATTCAGATGGTTCTTGAACGCTGGGGTGCATGGGCGGCAAATAATCATGAGGATGTGACCTGGTCGTCCATTGCTGCCGGTTTTAAGGGATTAATTCCTTCAAAAGTAAAATCTCGCCTGCAATGTTGTGACGATGACGCGATGATCATTTGCGGGTGCATGGCCCGTCTGAAAAAGAACAACAGCGATTTACACGATTTATTAGTAGATTATTATGTATGTGGTATGACATTCATGTCACTGGCAAGTAAGCATTGCTGCTCGGATGGTTATATCGGGAAAAGGTTACAGAAGGCTGAGGGCATAATTGAAGGGATGTTAATGACATTAGATATCCGGTTAGATATGGATATCGTTGCTAATAATTCTAATTGATATGCAATTGTTTACTAAAAGTTATTAAAAATGGGGCGTGGAAACGCCCCCAAAATAAAGGGTAATATATAACAGAAGGTTTATATAGTAAGAAGTAAGGTAGTGCTTCTAAAGGAAGTGGCTTTAGGGCTCCACTTATATGTTGCGGAGGCAAAGCCTCCCGCAACATATCTTTTTCGTAAGTCAGATTAGAACTGATAAACCAGACCTACAGCGGCGATGTCGTCGGTATCAATACCAGCTGTTTTGGTAAACTTACTATCGTCAATTAAGTTGATTTTGTAATCAACAAAAGTGGACATGTTTTTATTAAAGTAGTAAGTAGCACCGACATCGACATACTTGACTAAGTCTCGGTCACCATGAACACCAAGGTCTTTACCTTTTGACTGAAGGTAAGCAACAGATGGGCGCAGACCGAAGTCAAACTGATATTGTGCTACTGCTTCAAAGTTTTGTGCTTTGTTTGCAATATGGTTATTACCAAAAACGGTCATATTCTGAGTTTCAGAATATGTGGTAGCCAGATAGATATTGTTCGCATCATATTTCAGGCCTGCAGCCCATACTTCCGCATTTTTGCCGGAGGCATTGAATTTGCTCTTACCATAGGCGACCTGACCGTCAGTGCGATCTGATTTAGCATAGGTTGCACCCACGCCGAATCCTTCATACTCATAAGTAGTGGAGAAACCGAAACCATCACCATTGGCTTCAGTTACGTCAGTGCGGTCATTTTTACCCTGATACTGAGCAGCAAAGTTCAGGCCATCGACCAGACCAAAGAAGTCGTTGTTACGATAAGTTGCAACACCAGTTGCACGTTGAGTCATGAACACGTCGGTTTGAGTCCAAGTGTCACCACCGAATTCTGGCAGGACGTCAGTCCACGCACCGATGTCGTATGCTACACCGTAGTTACGGCCGTAATCGATGGAGCCGTAGTCACCGAATTTCAGGCCAGCGAAGGCAAGACGGGTTTTATCTTTGGAGGAACCTTGAGATTCAGCGCGGTTGCCTTTGAATTCATATTCCCACTGACCGAAACCAGTCAGTTGATCGTTGATTTGGGTTTCACCTTTGAAGCCAAGACGGGCATAAGTAGTATCACCATCATCTGCATCATTAGAGGAGAAGTAGTGCTTAGCATTAACTTTCCCGTACAGATCCAGCTTGTTACTGTCTTTATTATAAATTTCAGCTGCCTGAGCAGACATCGCCATCAGTACTGATGCAGCTACAGCAGAAATTGCCACTGTTAATTTTTTCATCGTGAGCCCTTTTTTTGAACTATTATTAAAAAATGATGTCACTGCGCGATAAATATTCATCTAATCAATGTGATTATTTCAAGATGTAAGTTTTGGTTTCTCGTTTGATTTGTGAAGTAGATCTCTATTTTTATCTGAACTTTTTTCTATCGAATCCTATTCATGGCTCTTGGCTGAATAAAAATAAATCTATTAGCCAATTTATATTAATGTCTGTTATTTATAAGTGCTCTATAATTTGAAGGTTCAATTTAAACCGGCTAAAAATAACACTGGAAATTATTTGTTGGTTATTTGTTGAGATTTGCTTATGTATTTGTAGTGGTGTTTTCAATACTCGGTAGCATTCTCGCAAATATCATTTAGTGGTTTACGTACGTAAAAAATTGGTTATGCTATTAAGAGTGGTCACTTCGTCACACAGCTTAAACCCGCCGTCGAGCGGGTTTTTCCATTTTTTGAGTCTCGATATTAGCTGATAACCCAATACCTGAGTTATTCACTGACTCCGAGTCTGTTACGTTTCGTAGTATTCCCTCAATTTACACCCGCTTTGTCTGCGAGGTGGGGTTATGAAATCCATGGATAAGTTAACAACGGGTGTCGCCTATGGCACCTCAGCAGGTAGTGCCGGATACTGGTTTTTACAGCTGCTAGATAAAGTCACGCCCTCACAGTGGGCGGCAATTGGAGTGCTGGGTAGCCTGGTATTTGGCCTGCTGACGTACCTGACAAACCTTTATTTCAAGATTAAAGAAGATAAGCGCAAGGCTGCGAGAGGTGGATAATGCCTCCATCATTACGAAAAGCTGTTGCTGCTGCTATTGGTGGCGGGGCTATTGCTATAGCATCTGTGTTAATCACTGGCCCAAGTGGTAACGATGGTCTGGAAGGTGTGAGACATAATCCTTACAAAGACATAGTTGGTGTATGGACTGTATGTTACGGGCATACAGGAAAAGACATCATTCCCGGTAAAACGTATACCGAAGCAGAGTGCAAAGCCCTCCTGAATAAAGACCTTACCACTGTCGCCAGACAAATTAACCCGTACATCAAAGTCGATATACCGGAAACAACGCGCGGCGCTCTTTACTCGTTCGTCTACAACGTGGGTGCTGGCAATTTCAGAACATCGACGCTTCTTCGCAAAATCAACCAGGGCGATATCAAAGGCGCATGTGACCAGCTACGTCGCTGGACATACGCTGGCGGTAAGCAATGGAAAGGGCTGATGACTCGCCGTGAGATTGAGCGTGAAGTCTGTTTGTGGGGGCAGCAATGAGCAGGTTAACCGCGATTATCTCCGCTCTGGTTATCTGCATCATCGTCTGTCTGTCATGGGCTGTTAATCATTACCGTGATAACGCCATTACCTATAAAGAACAGCGCGATAAAGCCACGTACATCATCGCTGACATGCAGAAGCGTCAACGTGACGTAGCAGAACTCGATGCCAGATATACAAAGGAGCTTGCTGATGCTAACGCGACTATCGAAAGTCTCCGTGCTGATGTTTCTGCTGGGCGTAAGCGCCTGCAAGTCGCCGCCACCTGTGCAAAGTCAACGACCGGAGCCAGCGGCATGGGCAATGGAGAAAGCCCAGGACTTACAGCAGATGCTGAACTCAATTATTACCGTCTCCGAAGTGGAATCGACAAGATAACCGCGCAGGTTAACTACCTGCAGGAATACATCAGGACGCAATGCCTGAAATAATTTTTTTGCAAATCACAAAGTCCATTTAATGAGCCTCGCGATGCGGGGCTTTTTGCAATAAATGCGTACCGCAACGCATGTTTTTTACACCGAACCTGCCCCTTTGGAATGGGCCTTTGAGGATACCAGTTAGTGCTGGCGAGCCTCGGTGGGCTGGTTTCCTGTGCGGCAAAGGTTCATTTCAAAGAGTAGGTACACGCTATGAAATCATTAACCCTCTTCAATCAACCAATTCGTATCGGTGAAGATGGCATGATCTGCCTCACTGATATGTGGAAAGCCAGTGGTAAAAGTGAATCTGAATCTCCGTACCACTACCTGCGAAACAAGCAGACCAAAGAGTTCTTAGCCGAGCTGGAGAAAAACCACGAATCTGTGGTTTTTACTGAGCGCGGTGTACACGGTGGAACATATGGCGGGAAGTTTGTTGCTTACGATTATGCGGCTTGGTTAAACCCCGGGTTCAAGTACGCGGCCTATAAAGTCCTCGATGACTACTTCACCGGAGAACTTCAGCATCGCAACAGCTTAAGTGCGCAGCTCAACATGAAATGTCATGAGTTTGACCAGAAGAAAGACATGGCGAGCTTCTGCGGACAAGGACTGGCAGCATGGCGCTATACGAAGCCAGTGTTGGTCGCTGAGATTAACTCCCTGGCTAACCAGCTGCAGATTACGATCCCCGGGCTTCTGGGATGAGTGATCGTGTTATTGAATGCGCCTCCAGAGCGGGGCGCGACTTCTCAGAGTTCATGAAAGGCGAGAAGGGCATGATGGAAGCATTGGCCTCGGTGGATGAGTTTGGCGAGCAGCTGCGCCTCAACGGCTGTGTCAATCATCACTTTGTTAGCTACATGATGCGGAACTCGATCATGCAGGCATTCATGGACATGGCAAAAGCCGAGAGGAAAGAAGAGCGCCGGCGTAAGCGAGCGGAAGCAAAAGCGAAGTAGCCATTACAAAGCCTATCTACGGGTGGGCTTGATAATGGCTTATACCCTACACGGGATAACTTAACTGATATCCCTTTTAAAGGATAAAGGTCACATCATGCGCTGTATCGCCGCCGTATTCCCGTATTAACAGAGACCGTAGCCCGACGGGGAACTCCTTCTGCGCGAGTGTGCGGGAATAATCAAAAACGATGCACACCGGGGTTACCGGGTACACATATTTCATCATGCCAGCGAGTCCGGTTCTGGCACGGAAGAAACCGGACGTTATGATTTAGTGCGGAAATATTTGTGTAGTGTTCTGAATGTTCTCAGTAAAGAGTAATGAATTATCAAAGGTATAGTAATACCTTTTGTTTTCGTGGATATTTGTAATCCATCTGAAAACCCCTGCTGTAGCAAGATTTTTCCTGTATTCGTAAAATGATAACTCTCCTGATTTGAATCCTTTTAAGGTGGCTTCTATAAGGCATTTATTTTTTGAAAATCTTACATTTACAACCTTACCCTGTCCTTTTATTAAAACCGTATTATCGTTTTCAAGAACAAGATGAATATTCTCTGTGGCTAAATAGTAAATGTAATGTGAGACATTGTGACGTTTTAGTTCAGAATAAAACCAGTGATAGTTTAAATTATTTCGCACTTTATCGAATATTTGTTTAAAAATGGCAACCTGAGCCATTGTAGTACCTTCCATGTGATATGAGGGGGGTAGTCTGCTCGATTATCTAAATTGCTTCAATCTGGTCTAACCTGTTTTCTGAGCAATTCAGTAATGTCACTCTTTTCTTTGTTTGCTTCAGGCGAAACTCTTTTTTCTGAGCACAGTCTCCGGCGGCAGGCTTCAATGACCCAGGCTGAGAAATTCCCGGACCCTTTTTGAACAAGAGCGATGTTAATTTGTTCAATCATTTGGTTAGGAAAGCGGATGTTGCGGGTTGTTGTTCTGCGGGTTCTGTTCTTCGTTGACATGAGGTTGCCCTGTATTCAGTGTCGCTGATTTGTATTGTCTGAAGTTGTTTTTACGTTAGGTTGATGCAGATCAATTAATACGATACCTGCGTCATAATTGATTATTTGACGTGGTTTGATGGCCTCCACGCACGTTGTGATATGTAGATGATAATCATTATCGCTTTACGGGTCCTTTCCGGTGATCCGACAGGTTACGGGGCGGCGACCTCGCGGGTTTTCGCTATTTATGAAAATTTTCCGGTTTAAGGCATTTCCGTTCTTCTTCGTCGTAACTTAATGTTTTTATTTAAAATCCCCCCTGAAAAGAAAGGAAACGACAGGTGCTGAAAACGAGCTTTTGGGCCTCTGTCGTTTCCTTTCTCTGTTTTTGGCCGTGGAATGAACAATGGAAGTCAACAAAAAGCAGCTGGCTGACATTTTCGGTGCGAGTATCCGTACCATTCAGAACTGGCAGGAACAGGGAATGCCCGTTCTGCGAGGCGGTGGCAAGGGTAATGAGGTGCTTTATGACTCTGCCGCCGTTATAAGATGGTATGCCGAAAGGGATGCTGAAATTGAGAACGAAAAGCTGCGCCGGGAAGTTGAAGAACTGCGGCAGGCCAGCGAGACAGATCTCCAGCCAGGGACTATTGAGTACGAACGCCATCGACTTACGCGTGCGCAGGCCGACGCACAGGAGCTGAAAAATGCCAGAGACTCCGCTGAAGTGGTGGAAACCGCATTCTGTACTTTCGTGCTGTCGCGGATCGCAGGTGAAATTGCCAGTATTCTCGACGGGATCCCCCTGTCGGTGCAGCGGCGTTTTCCGGAACTGGAAAACCGACATGTTGATTTCCTGAAACGGGATATCATCAAAGCCATGAACAAAGCAGCCGCGCTGGATGAACTGATACCGGGGTTGCTGAGTGAATATATCGAACAGTCAGGTTAACAGGCTGCGGCATTTTGTCCGCGCCGGGCTTCGCTCACTGTTCAGGCCGGAGCCACAGACCGCCGTTGAATGGGCGGATGCTAATTACTATCTCCCGAAAGAATCCGCATACCAGGAAGGGCGCTGGGAAACACTGCCCTTTCAGCGGGCCATCATGAATGCGATGGGCAGCGACTACATCCGTGAGGTGAATGTGGTGAAGTCTGCCCGTGTCGGTTATTCCAAAATGCTGCTGGGTGTTTATGCCTACTTTATAGAGCATAAGCAGCGCAACACCCTTATCTGGTTGCCGACGGATGGTGATGCCGAGAACTTTATGAAAACCCACGTTGAGCCGACCATCCGCGATATTCCGTCGCTGCTGGCGCTGGCTCCGTGGTATGGCAAAAAGCACCGGGATAACACGCTCACTATGAAGCGTTTTTCCAATGGTCGTGGCTTCTGGTGCCTGGGCGGTAAAGCGGCAAAAAACTACCGTGAAAAGTCGGTGGATGTGGCGGGTTATGATGAACTTGCTGCCTTTGATGAGGATATTGAACAGGAAGGCTCTCCGACGTTCCTTGGCGACAAACGTATTGAAGGCTCGGTCTGGCCAAAGTCCATCCGTGGCTCCACGCCCAAAGTGAGAGGCACCTGCCAGATTGAGCGTGCAGCCAGTGAATCCCCGCATTTTATGCGTTTTCATGTTGCCTGCCCGCACTGCGGGGAGGAGCAGTATCTTAAATTTGGCGACAAAGAGACGCCGTTTGGCCTCAAATGGACGCCGGATGAGCCCTCCAGCGTGTTTTATCTCTGCGAGCATAATGCCTGCGTCATCCGCCAGCAGGAGCTGGACTTCACTGATGCCCGTTATATCTGCGAAAAGACCGGGATCTGGACCCGTGATGGCATTCTCTGGTTTTCGTCATCCGGTGAAGAGATTGAGCCGCCGGACAGCGTGACCTTTCACATCTGGACGGCGTACAGCCCGTTCACCACCTGGGTGCAGATTGTCAAAGACTGGATGAAAACGAAAGGGGATACGGGAAAACGTAAAACCTTCGTAAACACCACGCTCGGTGAGACGTGGGAGGCGAAAATTGGCGAACGTCCGGATGCTGAAGTGATGGCAGAGCGGAAAGAGCATTATTCAGCGCCCGTTCCTGACCGTGTGGCTTACCTGACCGCCGGTATCGACTCCCAGCTGGACCGCTACGAAATGCGCGTATGGGGATGGGGGCCGGGTGAGGAAAGCTGGCTGATTGACCGGCAGATTATTATGGGTCGCCACGACGATGAACAGACGCTGCTGCGTGTGGATGAGGCCATCAATAAAACCTATACCCGCCGGAATGGTGCAGAAATGTCGGTATCCCGTATCTGCTGGGATACTGGCGGGATTGACCCGACCATTGTGTATGAACGCTCGAAAAAACATGGGCTGTTCCGGGTGATCCCCATTAAAGGGGCATCCGTCTACGGAAAGCCGGTGGCCAGCATGCCACGTAAGCGAAACAAAAACGGGGTTTACCTTACCGAAATCGGTACGGATACCGCGAAAGAGCAGATTTATAACCGCTTCACACTGACGTCGGAAGGGGATGAACCGCTTCCCGGTGCCGTTCACTTCCCGAATAACCCGGATATTTTTGATCTGACCGAAGCGCAGCAGCTGACTGCTGAAGAGCAGGTCGAAAAATGGGTGGATGGCAGGAAAAAAATACTGTGGGACAGCAAAAAGCGACGCAATGAGGCGCTCGACTGCTTCGTTTATGCGCTGGCGGCGCTGCGCATCAGTATTTCCCGCTGGCAGCTGGATCTCAGTGCACTGCTGGCGAGCCTGCAGGAAGAGGATGGTGCAGCAACCAACAAGAAAACACTGGCAGATTACGCCCGTGCCTTATCCGGAGAGGATGAATGACGCGACAGGAAGAACTTGCCGCTGCCCGTGCGGCACTGCATGACCTGATGACAGGTAAACGGGTGGCAACGGTACAGAAAGACGGACGGCGAGTGGAGTTTACGGCCACTTCCGTGTCTGACCTGAAAAAATACATTGCGGAGCTGGAAGTGCAGACCGGCATGACACAGCGACGCAGGGGACCTGCAGGATTTTATGTATGAAAACGTCCACCATTCCCACCCTTCTGGGGCCGGACGGCATGACATCGCTGCGTGAATATGCCGGTTATCACGGCGGTGGCAGCGGATTTGGTGGGCAGTTGCGGGCGTGGAACCCACCGGGTGAAAGTGTGGATGCAGCCCTGCTGCCCAACTTTACCCGTGGCAATGCCCGCGCAGACGATCTGGTACGCAATAACGGCTATGCCGCCAACGCCATCCAGCTGCATCAGGATCATATCGTCGGGGCTTTTTTCCGGCTCAGTCATCGCCCAAGCTGGCGCTATCTGGGCATCGGGGAGGAAGACGCCCGTGCCTTTTCCCGCGAGGTTGAAGCGGCATGGAAAGAGTTTGCCGAGGATGACTGCTGCTGCATTGACGTTGAGCGAAAACGCACGTTTACCATGATGATTCGGGAAGGTGTGGCCATGCACGCCTTTAACGGTGAACTGTTCGTTCAGGCCACCTGGGATACCAGTTCGTCGCGGCTTTTCCGGACACAGTTCCGGATGGTCAGCCCGAAGCGCATCAGCAACCCGAACAATACCGGCGACAGCCGGAACTGCCGTGCCGGTGTGCAGATTAATGACAGCGGTGCGGCGCTGGGATATTACGTCAGCGAGGACGGGTATCCTGGCTGGATGCCGCAGAAATGGACATGGATACCCCGTGAGTTACCCGGCGGGCGCGCCTCGTTCATTCACGTTTTTGAACCCGTGGAGGACGGGCAGACTCGCGGTGCAAATGTGTTTTACAGCGTGATGGAGCAGATGAAGATGCTCGACACGCTGCAGAACACGCAGCTGCAGAGCGCCATTGTGAAGGCGATGTATGCCGCCACCATTGAGAGTGAGCTGGATACGCAGTCAGCGATGGATTTTATTCTGGGCGCGAACAGTCAGGAGCAGCGGGAAAGGCTGACCGGCTGGATTGGTGAAATTGCCGCGTATTACGCCGCAGCGCCGGTCCGGCTGGGAGGCGCAAAAGTACCGCACCTGATGCCGGGTGACTCACTGAACCTGCAGACGGCTCAGGATACGGATAACGGCTACTCCGTGTTTGAGCAGTCACTGCTGCGGTATATCGCTGCCGGGCTGGGTGTCTCGTATGAGCAGCTTTCCCGGAATTACGCCCAGATGAGCTACTCCACGGCACGGGCCAGTGCGAACGAGTCGTGGGCGTACTTTATGGGGCGGCGAAAATTCGTCGCATCCCGTCAGGCGAGCCAGATGTTTCTGTGCTGGCTGGAAGAGGCCATCGTTCGCCGCGTGGTGACGTTACCTTCAAAAGCGCGCTTCAGTTTTCAGGAAGCCCGCAGTGCCTGGGGGAACTGCGACTGGATAGGTTCCGGTCGTATGGCCATCGATGGTCTGAAAGAAGTTCAGGAAGCGGTGATGCTGATAGAAGCCGGACTGAGCACCTACGAGAAAGAGTGCGCGAAACGCGGTGACGACTATCAGGAAATTTTTGCCCAGCAGGTCCGTGAAACGATGGAGCGCCGCGCAGCTGGTCTTAAACCGCCCGCCTGGGCGGCTGCAGCATTTGAATCCGGGCTGCGACAATCAACAGAGGAGGAGAAGAGTGACAGCAGAGCTGCGTAATCTCCCGCATATTGCCAGCATGGCCTTTAATGAGCCGCTGATGCTTGAACCCGCCTATGCGCGGGTTTTCTTTTGTGCGCTTGCAGGCCAGCTTGGGATCAGCCGCCTGACGGATGCGGTGTCCGGTGACAGCCTGGTTGCCGGAGAGGTACCCGCGACGCTGGCGTTATCCGGTGATGATGACGGACCACGACAGGCCCGCAGTTATCAGGTCATGAACGGCATCGCCGTGCTGCCGGTGTCCGGCACGCTGGTCAGCCGGACGCGGGCGCTGCAGCCGTATTCGGGAATGACCGGTTACAACGGCATTATCGCCCGTCTGCAACAGGCTGCCAGGGACCCGATGGTGGACGGCATTCTGCTCGATATGGACACGCCCGGCGGAATGGTGGCAGGGGCATTTGACTGCGCTGACATCATCGCCCGTGTGCGTGACATAAAGCCGGTATGGGCGCTGGCCAATGACATGAACTGCAGTGCAGGGCAGTTGCTTGCCAGCGCCGCCTCCCGGCGTCTGGTCACGCAGACCGCCCGGACAGGCTCCATCGGCGTCATGATGGCTCACAGTAATTACGGTGCTGCGCTGGAGAAACAGGGCGTGGAAATCACGCTGATTTACAGCGGCAGCCATAAGGTGGATGGCAACCCCTACAGCCATCTTCCGGATGACGTCCGGGAGACACTGCAGTCCCGGATGGATGCAACCCGCCAGATGTTTGCGCAGAAGGTGTCGGCATATACCGGCCTGTCCGTGCAGGCTGTGCTGGATACCGAGGCTGCAGTGTACAGCGGTCAGGAGGCCATTGATGCCGGACTGGCTGATGAACTTGTCAACAGCACCGATGCGATCACCGTTATGCGTGATGCACTGGATGCACGTAAATCCCGTCTCTCAGGAGGGCGAATGACCAAAGAGACTCAATCAACAACTGTTTCAGCCACTGCTTCGCAGGCTGACGTTACTGACGTGGTGCCAGCGACGGAGGGCGAAAACGCCAGCGCGGCGCAGCCGGACGTGAACGCGCAGATCACCGCTGCGGTTGCGGCAGAAAACAGCCGCATTATGGGGATCCTCAACTGTGAGGAGGCTCACGGACGCGAAGAACAGGCCCGCGTGCTGGCAGAACCCCCCGGTATGACCGTGGAAACGGCCCGCCGCATTCTGGCCGCAGCACCACAGAGTGCACAGGCGCGCAGTGACACTGCGCTGGATCGTCTGATGCAGGGGGCACCGGCACCGCTGGCTGCAGGTAACCCGGCATCTGATGCCGTTAACGATTTGCTGAACACACCAGTGTAAGGGATGTTTATGACGAGCAAAGAAACCTTTACCCATTACCAGCCGCTGGGCAACAGTGACCCGGCACATACGGCAACCGCGCCCGGCGGATTGAGTGCGAAAGCGCCTGCAATGACCCCGCTGATGCTGGATACCTCCACCCGTAAGCTGGTTGCGTGGGATGGCACCACCGACGGTGCTGCCGTTGGCATTCTGGCGGTTGATGCTGACCAGATCAGCACCACGCTGACGTTCTACAAGTCCGGCACGTTCCGTTATGAGGATGTGCTCTGGCCGGAGGCTGCCAGCGACGAGACGAAAAAACGGACCGCGTTTGCCGGAACGGCAATCAGCATCGTTTAACTTTACCATTCATCACTAAAGGCCGCCTGTGCGGCTTTTTTTACGGGATTTTTTTATGTCGATGTACACAACCGCCCAGCTGCTGGCGGCAAATGAGCAGAAATTTAAGTTTGATCCGCTGTTTCTGCGTCTCTTTTTCCGTGAGAGCTATCCCTTCACTACGGAGAAAGTCTATCTCTCACAAATTCCGGGACTGGTAAACATGGCGCTGTACGTTTCGCCGATTGTTTCCGGTGAGGTTATCCGTTCCCGTGGCGGCTCCACCTCTGAATTTACGCCGGGATATGTCAAACCCAAGCATGAAGTGAATCCGCAGATGACCCTGCGTCGCCTGCCGGATGAAGATCCGCAGAATCTGGCGGACCCGGCTTACCGCCGCCGTCGCATCATCCTGCAGAACATGCGTGACGAAGAGCTGGCCATTGCTCAGGTCGAAGAGATGCAGGCCGTTTCTGCCGTGCTCAAGGGCAAATACACCATGACCGGTGAAGCCTTCGATCCGGTTGAGGTGGATATGGGCCGCAGTGCGGCGAACAACATCACGCAGTCCGGCGGCACGGAGTGGAGCAAGCGTGACAAGTCCACGTATGACCCGACCGACGATATCGAAGCCTACGCGCTGAACGCCAGCGGCGTGGTGAATATCATCGTGTTTGATCCGAAAGGCTGGGCGCTGTTCCGTTCCTTCAAAGCCGTCAAGGAGAAGCTGGATACCCGTCGCGGCTCTCATTCCGAGCTGGAGACAGCGGTGAAAGCCCTGGGTAAAGCGGTGTCCTATAAGGGGATGTATGGCGATGTGGCCATCGTCGTGTATTCCGGACAGTACGTGGAAAACGGCGTCAAAAAGAACTTCCTGCCGGACAACACGATGGTGCTGGGTAACACTCATGCACGCGGTCTGCGCACCTATGGCTGTATTCAGGATGCGGATGCATTGAGTGAGGGTATTAATGCGTCTCCCCGTTATCCGAAAAACTGGGTGACCACCGGCGATCCGGCGCGTGAGTTCACCATGATTCAGTCAGCACCGCTGATGCTGCTGGCTGACCCTGATGAGTTCGTGTCCGTACAACTGGCGTAATCATGGCCCTTCGGGGCCATTGTTTCTCTGTGGAGGAGTCCATGACGAAAGATGAACTGATTGCCCGTCTCCGCTCGCTGGGTGAACAACTGAACCGTGAT